ACCTAAGCTGGGTGGCGTTACAAATTTACCCGTGGGAATGCCTGCGAAAGGATGCAGGCTACCGCCAGCCGGTTCTCCAGCCGCGCGTTTGTCGGCCGCTGCCTTATTTATTTCAGCCGCGCTTTTTTGTGTCTCAGCCGCTTTGTCTTGCTTTTCAGCCGCAAGTAAACCTCTGTCTTGATAATCTTTTATCTCTGCTTGTGACGAACCACTCTTTTCCAACAACTCTAGGCGTTTATCTACCGGAGTTTCTTTTAGTTTTTCCTCAGAGACGGTGGGGGTAACTTTTTTGGGTATTGATGAAACATCACCTGTAATGGGGACTTCTTCACTAACTATAGCTTGAAATTCATCTGGGGTTAACCTGCCTTCGGTTGCCTTTTTAGCAGTCTCTTTAAGTGCATTAATCAACTTGTCGCCAAGGAGAATACCAAGGCCGATAAGACCAATTCCTCTGACTATTCCGGTAGCAATTGATTTACCAACACCTTCAGCCGCAGCTATAACACCTTCTGCGGTAGCTGCTCCTGCTACCCCTTCAACTACAGCCCCACTTACTCCAGCGGTGACTTTAGGACCCGCCGCAGCCAGAAGCGCAGGTATAGCCCCGATAGAGGCGATACCACCAGCTATACCGGCAATGACCAACTTCAAAGCAGTGAATAGCCCAAACCATCGCGCAAGCACTACACCCACAAGCACGTCAGTGGCACTAAGTTTAGTGCCGAAAACATCATTAACTGTAGTAGCAACGTCTCCAAGCGCCGTTTTAATGATGGAGACAGTCGTGCGGACAGTTACACCAAGCCCTGCCCACAACTTTTCCCAACCTCCGACTACTTGATCCATGTTACCGCCGCTAAGGCCGGTAACGAATCCTTTCACTGCCTCTCCTACTGATTTCAGTATCTCCCAAACGGACTTAAAGACTTCCCCTAACCCCCTAATCCAATCGGTTTTGACTTCCTTGCCAGAGATAAGGTTGAAGAAGTCAAGGATGGCTGGCCTAGTAGTCTCAGCAAAGGAGCGCGCCCACGCAACTATGGCCCCCCGGTTATGCTCAAGGGCATCCTGAAAGGTTTTGAAACCTGTGTCGAAGCCCTCTATGAATTGCGAACCGACTTGGTCCTTTAACTGCTTTAGTTCATAACGCACTGTACTAAGTGTAGCAGTAAACTTCTTGCCAAGGGCAACCTCGGCATCATCCGTAGCAAACCCAAGGTCCTTAAACCGCTTCGCCAAATCACGCAGGCCTTCGCCGCCGACCTGCGTCAATACTGCGGTAAGCTCCTGAGCATTGCGGCCGAACAAGCGGAAGCTAAGCGCACTATTCTGCGCCGCGTTTCCGCTGTTATGCATGTAGTCAGCAATCTTGGCGAAAACGTCGAGAACCTTTGGCTGCATATTCGCCAAATCAGCAAGATTACCACTGAAGTTCTCAATAGCTTCACTGGCACCGGCCGTATTGACGACCAGTCCCTTAATGACGTTTTCCGTAGTTAGGTTGGCTGTTTTGCCTTGAACATCGGCTAACTTAGCTTGACCCGAAGAGACCTTGTCAACGGCGGCGGCAACATTAACTAGGTCATTAAGTTGGTCTTCAGTCTGTTTCTTTTCTGCTTCACGCGCCTTCTGCTGTGCTTCCTGCAAGGCAAGAAGTGCCTCACGTTGCTTATGAGTGCGTTCTTCAAACTGTGTTACCGGGATTTCAGCATGAGGGATGCCTAGGTCCCTAAGCTGTTTAGCGTAGGTTTGCTGTGCCTTGAACAGGTCTTCATGCGACTTGCCTACAGCAAGCTGGTCATTGATGATGGTGTCAGTACGCCGCTTGGTGGTCTGTTCGATTTCTTCCCAAGTACGTTCGACTGTCACCGACAAACGACGGAAGGCATAACCAAGTTGGTCAACACTGATGCCATATTGGGAAAGGCCACCTTCCAAGCCTGACAACTGCTCGACGCTAGCGCCAGTCAAGGTGGATAGATTACCCATTTCCCGCGCAGCATTAGCGCTGCTAGCGGCCATTGCTTCTAAGCCAACGCCAATTCCAACAGCAGCAGTGATAATGCCAGCAAAGGCTTCTCCAGCTAGGCCTAGTGAACTAGATAGCCGCTCAAATATACTCTCGCCAGCCGTACCGATTTCACCAAGTGCGCTGATGACATCGTTCTGGCCGCTAACGGCAATGCGGATAAGGACTTCTTCTGCTGCGTCTGCCATGTTATTTCATGTTCTTCTTGTAAAATTCTCCGAAACGTCGTGCTACGTCACGAACGATATCGCGTATGTGAAACTTCTGTGGAATGGTGACTTCCTCTTTACCAAAATATTTAGGCGTAGGTGCCTCACCCGTTTTACCAATACCACCGGGGAACCACGGCCCCATTAACAGTGGTGCTTTACCTACACGGTCAACACAGAACAACGGTTGCGGAAAGTTTCTTGCATATACGCCTATAGCGTCAGGCGCGAAGTTAAATGGTATCCACAGTAACGGATGCCCCTTAATTGTAGCCCCGTACTCGAATACATTGAAGTAAGGAATGGTACTCCACACGTTGATGCGAATATTACCGCCGCCTTCGGTGACGGAATCTTGCAGACTTTCAGGCCAACGTGATCCCCAATTACCGGGGGCACCTTGTATATCAGCACGACCCTCCGTCAAGATTTCTTCGGCGGCATCTTGCGCAGCGCCACGGGTAGCGTTACGCACCTTGTCGCCAGCACGTTGCGTAGCGCGCCGGAACAGGGGGCCTGCACGTTCCCCATCGAAGTATAGCCTAACACCAACCAAAATACCCTCCTAAAAGCAAAAAGGCCGTCCACAGTTCGTAAGACTGTGACGGCCCTTATTTTATCTCCTGCTCTAATTCAGAGAGGTAGTTGCCGAATATCTCCGCGCTACCGTTGACTGAAACCCTTATAAGCCGCCCTAGCTCAGCCACCCGTCGCAAGCGTTCACGTTCGGCAAGTTCTACCCAAGCAGCTAGTTGGCGCGGTGTGGACGATAATGCTTCGCGGCGACTGTGTCCATCTGCAATGCAGCGCTGACAGTAGACGCCGATAGTGAAGGCGAGTCCTCGGTCTGGTTCTGGGACTCCGCTGAAGTCACCGTGAACGACCTCGACATTTCGGTCAACTCGCTTACGAAAGGGCCGACACCTTGCGGGAAAGTCAGACGAAAGATAGCCGATATAATCTTGAGTTGCGCGGCTGCGGGCAATTCCTTGCGCGCCTTTTCAATGGCTTTCTTGTTACCCTGTTCATGGGTGCCATAAGCGATGATAACAGCCAATATCTGTGGCCCGACTTCCATGACTGACTTAGCCGTAAGTTTGGCACCCTGCTTACGGGCCAACTCCTGCAAGTCGGGATAGGTAAACAACAGGTAAAAGATATCCTCAGCCGTCAAGCCATAGACAGTCAATTCATGCTTGCCTATGGCCACATCTTCCGACAATGGCCCAATATCCATCAAACCGGCCATAGTTTACCTCCGTTAGTTTACGTTCAGGCTTTCGCCAATACTTTCTTGGCACGGTCAAGACACTGGCCAAACGTCCATTCTGATGGCTCAGCTTCCTCGAAGGGCGGTGTGTCACCACGCGCCAACGAGTTAAGCTGTGTCCACGTCGAAGAGTTGCTACCGGAGCCTTGCCACGTCTTCATGCCAAGCGTTTTCGCGTATTGGCCGCAGGCGCAGATTTCAGAATTAGGCCACCTGTAGTGCTCGTTCGGGTCTTTGCGCTCCAACCAGGCAACGAAGCCGGGTAGAGTTGGCTGTTTGGCACGTTCAGACTTTAGGTCATAAGACATGAGTTTCCTCCATGCCTTTGATACTGGTGATTACGCCAGTGAAACGGTGAGTGCAGCCGATGCAATAACAAGTGAGTCACCGACACCGACAGTTCGCGGGGTCGTCAGAGTGCCGTAATAGAGCATGTTGCCGCTGTTGAGCGTCAGCACTGTATCCCAAATCTGGATGCCGGTGATTGACGCCGCACCAGAGAATGGCCCGAAGGTCATTGCTGTGGCATTGGTTGCCGAACCGGCCGGTGAAGCCGCTGCACCAAACGATGCGGTGATGCGGGTATAACCCGACGCAGTGGTGATTTCCGACCCGGATGTGCTAGCAGGCACACCAAGCGAAAGACCTACCGCCCAAGCCGCTGGCGTTGCGACCGTGCCGCGCAGCGAGTAGTTCAACAAAACGCTTTCAAGATAAGCCGAGATATTGGCCATTGTAGTCTCCTGTTAACGAGTAAATCGCTGAGAGGCAGTCTTACGCGTGGACGTTTTGAGTTGCGGTGCTGGTAACGGTGGTAGAGCCAACCGAGTTGGTTCCAGTGACTGCCACTGTGAGTGGCTTGCCACTGTCACCGCCTACCGGCGTATAACTCACAGCCGTTGCACCACTGATGACAACGTTGTTAGCCTTCCATTGGAAGGAAAACTGCTGTGCACCAATCCACGCACCAACGTTGACGTTCATGACTTCGCCCACTTGGGCGTAAGCCGGTGTTTCACCGATGTTGAGGTTGCCGGTGATGAACGGCAGCAGCGAGTTGGTCGGTGCAGCCGCGCTAACGTCTGGCAGCAAGGTCATGGTGCCGAACAAGCCGTTATCGTCAATGACGTGTTGCATGTTAATCGTCATTGCGTTGTACTCGTTGCTGATTGGGTTAAATGGCCCTGTCGGGTTAATCAGCACGCGGGTCAGGTCCATCTTCCAGCGCGGTCCAACGTTGTTGGTCGCCCAGAACTGGAACTCACCACGGATTTGCTGCAACTCATCGAAGATGCCGACCGTAACCGCAGACGGGTTGGTGGCATTCACTGAACCGAGGAAGAACAGCGCGATGTTGTTTGCCGTCATTTCTTCGGCATCTACCGCAACCGCACCACCCTTCTGCGTGATGACCGAGAAGTCCTGCACCTTGGTGCCAGCCATAGCGCTAAAGTGCGGTAGGATGGTAACGGCAGGCGTGTAGACCATCTTGGGACAGTTGCCCAAATGGAAGAAGTTAGCCGCGCCTTCCGGGCGAAACAACGCAAAGCCTTTGCCGACGCTTAGATTTCTTACGTCGGGGGAGAGAATACCAGCCATGATGGGTCTCCTTTTGGAGAGTCTAGAGTTCGTCCGGGTTCAGCACGTAGCTGAGCGCGAAGTGCATCAGCATCATTCCCTGAAGGGTATTTGCTGTACGCATGTCGGTTTCGGAGCCGCGATACTCTACTTGGCCGTCAGGCCCTAACATCGTGTATAAATTGGTGTCAGTTGTTAAAACTTTGATGACTTTGGAACGGTACGCTGAAAGTTCGGGGCCAATAGGTGCGGGAGTAAGCACACCGTTAATATTGACTGTTAAATTGCTTTCGTCGGCGCGCGGCTTGAGGATGATGAAGATTTCCGGCAGCAACGTAAAAAGCGCTACCGGCATCTGAGTAAGTTGCAGTCCCTTGATTTCGGTTAGTATCTCTTCAGTACCATCAAGCAACACTGCGACAGGCAAATCATCGGCGTTAAACGCACCACGGTTGCGCCAGACACCAGTAAGTGGCGTCACCTGATGAAGTAGGATCATCAGGTAAGCAAGTATTTCCTCGCGCCGGTCACGGGCCACTACTTAATCCTACTAGTCGCCTTAGAGCGGTGATAGGCTGTGTGATAAGCGTAGAACAAGTTGGTGCCGCGTGAGTGAGGGTTATTATATTTACCACGCACCGCCGCACGAGAACCTTCCAAGCCTGCGTTAATCGCTTCGTCTTCCTTACTAGTTAAAGGGGTTAACCTACGCGGCTCACTGCCGTGCCCTAAAGCATCCTTCGCCTTGGCAATACGTTCAATCAAGGCGTTGATGCGGTTAGGGTCTATCATGTTAGTTGAGCCTAACTTGCAACTGCCATACAATCGTAAGGCCACCGGGATTGATATTCGCGGGACGTTGGACGATGCGGTAGGAGGCAGCTTCAGCCTTGGTCACTGGGTTAAATATGACCAAATTGTCCTTGCCCTGCTCAGGCGTGATGGCGAGATTGAGATTGGATACCACCGCCTTGACAGCCAAGGGGTCAACCAAACCACCCATGCGTTCTACGGGCGTGAATTGCACCAAGGCAACCCGACAAGGGAAATCACCATCGGTACGCCTTAGGACGGCCTTCTGCCCAAGCGCGGGCATAATCTTCTTGTCCACGATCCTCTGCATCTTTTTATAGAGTTGCAGAGAATTGACCATGGCTTCACCTTCCTATGCGCAACTATTGAGCGCTTTACACGCAACTAAAGCCTCATATGCGCAATTAAAGGTACTTAAGGGCGTCTACACGCAACTAAAGCCAAAGTTAAGTCGCTAGGAAGCGCTTGAACTTCTTCTCTTGGACGGCAGGCTTTCGCATCGTTAGGTTGCGCGTGTCGTACATCTGCTTCAACCTAGTCACAGGCACGGGCGCACCGTCGTGCCCCTCTTCTTTGTCGAACAACTCACCCGGTCGATACTTGCGGCACGCATAGGTGAGTGGGCGCGCAACATAGAAGTCCGCTCGCCGGTCGAATGGCGCTAATGCTAACCTGCCCATTGGGCTACGCTCCCCTTACTCTCAGTCGTCATCCGCAACGGCGTTATTGAAGAACACACCCAAGTCGGCTGCGACTTGCTTGAGGTCCCACGCCATCCGGCCTTGGAAGTAATCCGAATGGGCGCGCGGGTCACGGCCACGCTCGATAACTCCACCGAGCGTATTGGTGACGCCGGGGATAAGCCCGGTCCACGCGAAGGTCGCGATTGCGGTTGGGCTGTCGAGGCCGGGGTTCGGCTCGATATAAGCCAACAGCATTGCGTTCTCATCTACGATGTATTCGAACGCATCCGCTGCACCTTCTGCCGCTGAGTTATAAACACCGCGAGCAGTGATGACGGTTGGCACTTCGAACAACTTGCCAAGCACGTCTTCGTCCGCGATGCCGGTTTGCGTGAACTTGATGCGGTCGGCAACGTCGGGATGGGTACGAAGGTGGCGGCGCACGTTGGCACCAAACACCAGCGTGTTGGGCATGAAACCAGTCTTGCGATTGATTTCATCCTTCCACTTGTCCACCGTTCCGATTGGGTCGGACGAAGCATCACTGAACTGAAGGAAGGTATCGCCGCTCGTAGCATGAGCTAGACCCTGCACTTCAGTCGTCCACTTGCCAGTGGCAAAGAACCGCTGCGCCCACACACGATCTTGCTTAATCATGTGCTTCTGGGTGAGCAACGTGACTGCGTTTTCGTCCAACCTGATTGGATCATCAACGTTTGCGCGTTGACGGTCGTCAATCACGTGCTCCAGCGCGTATTCGATTGCGCTGTAGCTGTCGGAACTCAGCTTGTATCCGACTTGCATCGGACGGCCGCCGAGTGCGCGAGGTGACGCTTCATCGCGCCAGAAGTAGCCACGGTCATAGACCACATACAGGTCTGTTTGTTTCAGAACTGGAATGGTCGATGAAGCTTTCTGGGCTACGAAGTTGCCGCGATCTTGCACGTAGTTGACGCTGAAGTTGGTCAAATAGCGATCAACGTGCAGCGTTCCTTGAACGTTACCGTAATACTGTGGCATTGGATTTCTCCTGAGTTAGTGGCTTTTAGGGCCGCTGCATCTATTACGTGCGAAGCCTGACAGTAATAACTTCACCGGCGTTACCACCACTCAGTGCTACGCCGTCCGCGTCGGATTCTGCCCCGACAATGGCCAATCCGAGGTTGTCGGATTCCACCCACGCACCGGGGGAGATTGTTCCCGCCGCTGCGACAATGACTTTGCCGATGCCATCCATCTGGATAGTGACAGGATTGTCGGTCTTGGCACCTTCAACAATGACGCCAAGAGTGGGGCTGGTGCCCGGATCACCAAGTTGGATATTGCCACTGGTGTCCATGCGAGCGAACTTGAATACTGCTGCCGACAGGTCAGCCCCCGCAGGCGCAGCGTACAGCGTCAAAGCTTGAAGTGAGGTAGCCATTGGATTGCTCCTGTTGGATTAAAAAGTGCGCTGCGCTATTACGTGCGGAGCCGTACAGAAACGATGTCGTTTTCAACGCCGGTTGCCAACGCCACAGCGTCGTAATCAGTGTCGAGTACGCCTGCGATAGCCCTGCCATCGGTATCGGATTCCACGGGGGCACCGGCAGTAACCCCGCCAGTGCCAACCAGAACTTTGCTGATACCATCCATCTGGACAGTGACAGGGAAGGTTTGTTTGGCACCTTCAACAACGATGCCAACACTTCCACTGGTATGACCATCGGCAACGACTAGGTTGCCATCAGTATCGACGCGGGCGAACTTGAACAGTGCGGCAGAAAGGTCTGCCCCCGCTGGCGCGGAATATAGCGTCAGGCCTTGGAGTGAGCTTGCCATGTGTTAAACTCCTGTTGGAGTGGGCCTGACTCTTAGTTGTTGTCGCGCTGATACTGCGCACCAGACGCCTGATAGTCAGCAAACTCGGCGGGGTTCTCCTGCCGTGCTTTCTGCATGGCTTCTTGGCGAGTGCAGTTGTCACGCTTCTTGATTTCGCTGACCTTCGTCTCAAAGGTCTGCGTACCACCTTCGCGGCCACCCTGATAACCAAGGGTCTCGAAGGCCTTGTTGGCTAGCGCCTGCGATTGCTTGAAGACCTTCTCGAAGGACTTGCGCAATGCTTCGTCCATCTTGCCAATGGCCCTAAGCATGTTAGCACGCTCATCGAGGCTGCCGGGCACCGCTTCAAACTCGTCATCGGCGCGCTTCTTCAGTTCGACCATCTCGCGACGGTCGCGCTCCTTGGCGAGTTCTTCATGTGCCTTGGTGATAGCTTCCTGTTGCGCCTTGAAGATAGCGAACTGGGTTTCACCAACTGCCGACTTGGCAATCATCTGTCCGTTGACTTCAAGGGTTTCGTCTTCCACGGTAGCCTCCTTGGCAATCTTTTCGTCCTTGGGTTCGTCCTTCTTGATTTCTTCGGGCGCAGCCTTTTTGGCTTCAGTCTTTTTGACTTCGGCTTTCTTAGGCTCGTCCTTTTTGACTTCCTTAGGTGCGGCTTTCTTGGCCTTGTCGCCATCGTCGCCATCGTCGCCGTCACCGTCACCATCGTCGTCGCCGTCCCAATCGTCCTCGTCGTCGTCACCGTCGCCAGTGTCGTCATCGGAGTTCTTGGACTTGGCTTTGTTCATGACATCGTCGTCGGCCGGAACCTTCGGACGGAAGCGGCGGAATTTGCCGTTCTTGCCGTCGCCATCCGGCTTGACGGTTGCAGGGTCGTCCGCCTTGAGCAACTTTTCGATTTGCTCTTCAAGGCCCGACAACTGCTTCTCAAGGTCGGCAAGCATGGTTTCATGATTAGCCATGATGGTCTCCTGTAGGCCGGTTGATTTTGGGGGATATACGCAATCGCGTATAAAAACCGCTTATACGGTATCGCGTATAATTTACGTTTATTCAGCCCATTAATCCGCCGAATGCACCTTCGGTGCCACCCGGCGCGGGTCTCAACTTGCTCTTTTTGCGGGCCTTCAACATGTCTAGTTGCTTGCGCAATAGCTTGGCACGCTTCGATGCAGTCGGGATGTAAAGGTCGCCCGGAAGCCCGCGTTGGATTGGTACGGTGGTGTGGGTCTTGCCACGGCTTTCGGCTTTCTCATCGTCCTTCGTTTTAACTAACGACGGGTTACCACTGTTTCGAAGTGCTCTAGTTTGGGCGCTAACTTTCCAGCGTTGATAATCAGTGTCGTTACTAAATTGGGCGCGATGATCAGAGCCGTGCCCGAGAGCGTCTTTCGCCTTTTCGACTAAGGCTTCAACCCGCTTGCTAAAGCCTTGAATTTGGTCGGAAGTGTCCAACGAAGCTTCGATTTGGTCCATGGCTTCGGGGCATTCGTCACCCACATACTTTAGGAACAAACTAGCTACTGAATCAGCAGGTGGGACGCCGTTTCCCCAACCTTCCCAAGATGCAGTAAGCAACTTTTGCAACTTGTCTGGGGCTGCACATTCACTAAGGAAGTTACCGATGCTGGGTGCCGATGTATTGAAGTCAACAGCAAGCTGTTTAGCAATACGTTCTGTCAAGTCGGCTTTCCACGTATCTGGTATCATGCCACTTGCACCAAGCGCAGCGGCGCGGTTCTTGATATGACGACGGGTAGCGGCCGGGTTCTTAGCACGGCCAATAGCGCGGATAGCATTAGACAAGTCACCCTTGTTCTCGATTGGATAACCGCCACCAGGCATTGCTGCACCCGACTTGGCGTCTGACTTGCGTTCCTTGTCGGAGAACTCGCGCTTGTCCACTTCAGGGTCGGCGCGCTTCATGATGGTCATGATAGCGCCTTCCTGACAGGGTCTATCAACCGCCGCGATGCGGCTTAGTTCAAAGTCCTTGAGGATGCGCTTCATAGGGTTAGGTTTTACCCTTTCGCGGCTTTAGTCAGTTTCTCGTAGTCTGCCATGTCGAGACACCCTGACATGGACGCCGCCATTTCAGTCAGGCGATGTATCCACAAGTCGCCTTCTTCACTACGCGGCATGTCTTCACGGGCAAACTCTAGGATACGGATAAACAACGGGATGTTCATCTCGATACTGGTTTGCGCGGCCTTAAGCATCGTATTGAGTTTGGCCACACGTGACGACAGTTCTGTGATACGTCCTACGACCAACTCACTCATGTTCTTCAACCGTGATGCGTCGGCCTTCTATGGAGAAACCTTTGTAGGTTCCGTCAACAAACTTGGCCAACACTTCAGGCGGCGGTTTGTATGCCACCATCAGGCCAGTGGTACGTGTTTCCACGCCCATGGCCTTGGCGATGTCTGTGGTGAGTGGAAAAGCGAACACGAAGGTTCCCTTGTCACCACCACCGTGCATCTCGTTGCCAATGCGCGAGTTCTGCATGAAATCTACAGATGCCTTGAGCATGGCTTCTTCAGGGATATGCTCAGGGACTCGCTGTCCATCAGGGTCTAGGTTCAAATCGTAATAGGGTTGGCCATCAATCTTGCAGATAACGGCGTAACCCATCACTAATCCCAAGGCTTGGTCTACCTTGGCAATTCTTATCTTAGTAACATCGGTGTCACCGGCCGGAGGTTGGTCACGCGGTCCATCAATGTAGTTATGTTCGCCGTAGCGGACGCAACACGCACCGAGTGCCACCGAACTGTCATGCATGGTTTGGATAATGTCGCGGTCAGTGGACGAGTGACGAGCGCCTAGTTTGGCTAGCTCTGCGTCTAAATCTTCCTCGTACCGCTTCCCATAATAGGCACCCAAGGCCATGCGAATACGTTCTTCCTTGGACTTACCCTTGAACTTGTCATTAGAAGAATGGACAAAATCATCAATGTAATCTGAGGCACCGGCCTTAGGTCCTAAGGTCTTTTCGAGTTCGGCAAGGTAATCTTCATCCATTACCGACTCCTTGCCTATCGCCCAGTTATCCCGACCCTTCTTACGATGACGTGGGTATTGCTTCTTGCCACCGTAGCGCACCGAGAAGTTGCGCAAGTTACGGGCTACGTGGATTTGGCCTTGGATATTAGCGGCAGGGCCTGCGCTAGTGCTAGCGGCGGGGGTGCTGCCCGCAGTAGTCGTAGCACTGCCTGCACCGCCTGCATCGGCCATAATAAGGTTTTTTGTGTTGTGAGACTTCACATCGGCTACCGCAACCCGACTGATACCCGTGGGGCCACCGCTACGCGATGTGATTCGCTTTTACATATACGCTAACTGACTCTACGTCAATAGGTTGCGTAACCTATTCCTCACCTTCACCCGGCAATCTGAAGGTAATCCAACATCGGCAACCGGCAGTCTCAGCTATATCAGCGGCGGGGTCACCAGGGTACATGATAGGGCCGTGGTCAGAATCGAAAGGTTCGTCAAAGCCTTGGACTTCGGCACCATCTAAGCTGAAGTGACTATCGCGGGTAGCATCGTCCCCAACAGCATTCCAAATACGGATGATTTGGTCCTCACGGAAGTTGGCTTGGTTAGCAGCCTGCCGCAATGCAGCATGACGACTTTCGTTTATTGCGTTTAGCGCCACGACGTGGGCGATTCGCTTGGCCCGGTAGACAAGCCGCCTTCTACGATAGGCTTCTACCATACGGTCGATATCCGCTGTGCTTAACTGCTCATTACCCTCGACGGCTTCTTCCACCGTAGAATCAAATCGCTTATCACGTAGGACACGGTCAAGGGCGTCAGCGTTATTCCGAGATAGTGAGTAATAGTAGTTTGCGGCATAGTTTTCATCCTGTGCCGTCAAGCCAATGGTGCTAGCTATAGGGGTTTTAGGGTCACGTGGCTCATTAGGATTATAAGCCTTAGTCATTCGCGAAACGGCTTGTCGGATAACGGCATGTTGATCTTTGGCAAAATCCCTAAGGAAACGTTGACGGGCTTCACCAATTAGTTTGCCAACATAAGGGTGCGTTGGGTCGAACCGTATCGGCTTACCCAACTTACGGCTAATTGCAGCCGCTTCCGACCGTCCGACTGTAGCAAAGGCACGCGCTAAGATATTGGTAAACTTGGCAACTTCCGACATGATAAAAAAGGTAGGATCACCGCCGCCAGCATTACGCAAGTGGCGGCGCATACCTGCAACCATAAGAAGGAACTCGCTGGTAATGGCCGATTCAAGTTCGGCAGTCAGCGCTTTGAGACGCCTATTTTCAGCTTTGCGGGTGGGCATTAATCTAGTCCAAATCTAGGATGCGGTTGCACCAAGTAGATGCACCCCGCTTTACGTCCACAGGCTTTTGTTCGGTGTCAAGCGCCCGCTTATTCCACGGTTTGGGGCCTTCGGCCTTTGCTTGTGCGGTAATCTTTTCGGCAGTTTCACGCACGGATTCAGTGTAAGAACTACTACCAGCACCGCCGCCACCAGTACCACCGTACAAACCACCATTACCACCATTACCACCATTAAAATAAGTAAGCGTGCCAGAGGTCCTAGCTACAGTCATAGTG